CGGCATATAATAGTTTAAAAGATACTATAGATGAAGTTGGATACGAGTCCTTTAGTTCTTGGGTGTGGGAGGATTATTTAGATAGGGATGAGATAAAAAGGTGGTTATATGATTCATATTCTGAAATGGTTTGGGACGACCCTGAAAGTTGGGGAATTGAAAAACAATTATCTAATGAACAACAAAAAATGATAGAGACTTTTGAATCAAAAATAGAAAAGTTAAATTATAGACTTGAAAATGAAGAACTTACCGATGATGAAGAAAGTGAAATAGAAGATCAAATAAGTTCAATAGAAGATATCATTAAAGACATAAAAGAAGACCCTAAAGGTGAATATGATGACGACGAAATTGAAGAGGCAATTGAAAGATTAACCGATGAGGAGGCTGACGATTTTCCAGCATATTTAAAAAATCATGGGTTTCATAGTTCTTATATTTTGAATTTTGTTGATATAGATGAAGTTATTGATTATGTTATTAGATCTGATGGTTATGGAAGTGTCTTAAATCGTTATGATGGTTCGGAAGATCAAGAAAAAGTCGAAGGAACTTGGTTTTATGTTATGAGAGAACATTAATCAATCAATTTCTATTCTATAATTTACACTAATAGTAAAATTACCTATAATTTATTAATGAAAACAGACTGGTTATTTCAAGATCCGATTGATTTGGAACACAAACAATATGTCCTTTTGGATTATTTACAAAAAGTAGATAAAAACTTACAGGAGTTAAAACTTTACCCAAACTTTCAATCACTTTCTTTACATTTGGCAAACATAAACCTTTTAATAGAAAAAGGTCAATATCTAACATTAAGTAGAGCGATAAAAGATGCTGATGATGAAATATTACTCTCTGATCTTGTTTTTAATACAATACCTAAAATGTCAAAAGAGGAATATTCAGAAGTGTTTGATATTTGTAGTTTTTCAAATGAAAAATTTAAGGACTATTTTAATTTTGCAAAATCATTATGGGAAATTGTAAATGATAGTGTACTTGTAAAACTTAAAACAGGGAGAGAATATTTACAAAACCAACAAGGACTTTTTTTTATTGACATAAAAAATGAAAAATTCTTATACGAGTATTGTATAAAGAAAATCAAAAAAAATGCAAATGAAAGTAAATGTATTATAAAAAGAGTTGGCAAATCAAACGAAAAAAATTATAAGGATATTCTTATTGTGGTAAAAAACCCATTGATTAAAAATTTATTAGAATTAGTAAAAAATGACGAAATAACAATTTTTGAGGTTATACACTCCGGAGATTTCCCGATCAAAGAAACTACTTTACCAATCGCAAAAAGAAAAGTGATGAATTATACCATACAATCACAAGTTATCGGAAACAAAAATTTGACAAAAAAGAAATAAGTTATTATTTTTAAAATAAAACGCTATGGAAATAAAAATATCAAAAACAATCAAAGAACTTGTAAAAGAATACCCAAACGATTATGATCTTGGAAGTAAAGTAAGAGAACTTGTTATAAGAATGGAAAAAATCGAAAAGGCAAATCAAGAAAAAGTTGAAAAAGATGGAAAATAAAGAACAAGTAAATCATCCGGATCATTACGGAGGATCGGAGAATATTTATGAAGCCATTAAGGTGATTGACGCTTGGGATCTGGGATTTAGTTTAGGAAACACTGTAAAGTATATTTCAAGGGCAGGAAAAAAAGAATCAGATAAAGAACTACAAGATCTTAGAAAGGCTGCTTGGTATTTACAACATCACATTGAAACATTAGAAAAAAAATGAAATATACAATTACAATTGGTGGTAGAGGCTCTGAAGTTATCACACACAAACTTACTGAAGAACAACACAATACTTTCAAAGAAGGTGGAGTTGAAGAAGATCAAATGGAACACGACGAAATAAACGATCTTTTAGAACTTGAATACTTGTTTGATGATACGGAACCAAGATATATGGGTGCGTATTTAGATTCTTTATACCTACAAGTTAAAGATGAAAACGATGAGGTTGTTTTTACTCAGGAAGTAATAGATTATGATAAAATAATAAGTGATGAAGTTTATTGTGATGGTAATCATTATCTTTTTATTGAAGATTATAGTAAAGGTGATTTTTGGGTGTACAACATTGAACTTGAAGAAGAATTTGATAAAGATAAATTGGTTTTAGAATTAACCGATATTGGATGTAGAATTGATTTAGTGACGGGAATTTCTTATGATGGTAATAAATTTGAAGACGTAAGAGACTATGGTGACACATCAAGCAAAGGATTTTACTTTAATTTAAGCGATAATTAATATGATAGAAACAGGAAAAATAATAAATGGTGATTGTATTGAGGTAATGAAAACGTTGCCTGAATCATCTGTTGATTTGGTGGTCACCAGTCCTCCATACGGTGTTGGAATTGATTATGACACGCACGATGATGATGTGGTGTTTGATGAATATTTAGTTTTTGCCAAAAATTGGTTAACTGAAACATACCGGGTTTTAAAAGACGATGGTAGAATCGCACTTAACATTCCATACGAAATAAATAGACAAAAAAAAGGTGGTAGAATCTTCTTTGTTTCTGAAATGTGGCAGATTATGAAAGAAATAGGGTTTGGATTCTTTGGTATTGTGGATCTAGAAGAAGATTCACCACACAGAAGTAGAACAACCGCTTGGGGATCTTGGATGAGTCCATCAAGTCCTTACATATATAATCCAAAAGAATGTGTGATTTTGGCATATAAAAAACACCACATTAAAAAGGTTAAAGGTGAACCACAATGGACAGGAGTACCAACAGAAATTCAAAATGAAGATGGAACTACAAGAACTAAAATGGTTTATGATGAAATGGATAAGAAGGACTTTATGGAACTTGTGTTTGGTCAATGGAAATACTTTGCAGATACAAAATCACTGACCAAAGCGACCTTTTCTATGGATATTCCAACAAGAGCAATTAAGATATTGTCTTACAAGAACGATGTGATATTAGATCCATTTGCAGGATCAGGAACAAGTATGGTTGCTGCCGAGATATTAGATAGAAGGTGGATTGGAATTGAATTATCACCAAATTATACACAAATAGCAACAGATCGGGTCCAAGCCTTTGTGGAACAGAAAAGACAACAGACATTAGAATTTGTAAATCCCCAATAAAAGTTGGGGATTTTTATTTTATGTTATATTTATAATATATGAAAATCATCGTCACAGAAAGACAATTACAATATTTAAAATCAAATCTTTTATTAGAGGAAGAAGATGTTAATGAGCACGGGTTCACAAAAGAAGAAATGAAACAAATTGAAGAATTTGTAAGAAATTCAGTTGAAGAACAATATCAGTGGTTAAAAAAAAGAGTTGAGGAATCAGAAGAAGAAGTTCGTTGGATGAAAGATAAAGAAACCCTGAGAAAATTACCAAAAGAAAATCAGGAACTTATCCTAAAAAAATATATTGAACCAAAACTAAAACAATACGAACAGGACAAAAAAGATCTTGAAACTTTTGATTTTGAAGAAAGAGTTAAAAAAGGTATTGAGTGGGATCTTGGTGGTGGGGCATACACGATGTCTTATAAAATAAGATATGATAAGTGGGTTAAAGAGGCTTTAAATAGAAAATTAACAAAAGATGATATAATTGATCTTTTTGTTACCTCTCTTGAGGGTGGGTCTAACTATTGGTATTATATTGAATTACCTGAAGACATAAAATCATATGGTCAATACAAATCTGAAGCTGTTGGTAATTACATCTTACAGGGAGGAACAATTCAGTTTTATGATGTTGAAGAATATAGAGAAATAAAAAGAAACCTTGTTGATGGTGAATACACAATTAAAGGTGATGTTATAGATCAAAATCAATATAACGAAGATGTTGAAAATGCAAAACTTGGTTATGTTGATATGGACAAAATTTTAGAAGCCATTACAATAATAAAAAGAGATTACCCAGAAGTATGGTCAAATATACTATTGGAAAACGCAGATGCGGGAGACGCTGATGTATTTTTACAACTATGTGTTATGGGTGATGTAGTTTATGGATAATATTATGAAAAGATTAATTAAAGAATCAGGAATTAGAGACATTGGGTTATTAAAGAAAAGATACCCTGAAGCAAAAATATACTTTCACCAAGATTTGGATGGTGTAACTACGGCCTTGGCAATGAAAAAATACTTAGAAGATCAAGGTATTAAAGTTGTTGATTGTGAAATAATCCAGTATGGTGAAAAAGAATGGGCAATAAAAAAACCCGACGGTAGTGGGGATGTTATGCCGGTCCTTGTTGATTTTGCACACGGAAAGCCAATGTTTAAAATCCATACAGACCACCACGATTCACAAGTAGGTGTTGAAAAAGATACATCAACCGATTTCAGATCATCAAGATCAAATGTTGAAACCATTTCACAAACAATATCACCAAAAGATATATTTAAAGACGATGATTTATATATCGTATCAACAATTGATTCTGCAAATTTTGTGGCAAATCAAATTACTCCAAAAATGGTAATGAATTTTATTTTTAAATACGATAAAGATTTAAGTGTTAGAAGAAATAAAATGATGATGGGTCTTGTTGTGAATAAATTACTATTAGCATATAAAAATGATAAGGTTAATGGTAGAGATTTACTTGAGTACCTTGTAATGAATTGTAAGCCTTCACTAGAGAACTTATATAACACTATTGCAAATATTGCAAAAGAACAGGGGTTTGCTAATACGGAAGTGATGCAAAAAAACCAACAAAAATATATTGAAGATAGGTCAAAAGAAGGGGTGATTCAAAAAGAAGGTGGAGTACTTCACCAATTTGGATTAGGGTCGATGAGAAAAGGTTCATACGATAGATATACACCATTTGAATTAAATCCTGATGCTGACTTTTTGGTAACAGGTATTGGTGCGCCTGTGGGGTTAGTTCAAGCGTCTTGTAACCCATATAAAGAAGATAGGGCACTAAAAGGGGTTGATTTGGGAAAAATTAAAGATCAAGTTCTTTTAAGTTTTAAACCTGAACTTGAACAAGTAATACTTCCATTTAAAATAATTAAAAGAGTGGCTGAAAAAAAGGCAACAAAAGATTCTGTTGGTTTCACGCAAAAAGATATGGATGCATTATATGGTGGAATGGAATCTTATGATCCAAAAACAAATACAATAAATGCCTATGATTTTTTGAAAGCAAATTCAGGAGGTCACAAGTGTATCACAAATATAACGGGGATCGGTTTTGTTTATAGTGGTTATGATAAACCATACGTTAAAGATCTCCCGGAAGAAGCAATTCCAATTGCGTTTTACGAAGGATCAAATTCATTTATACAAGACATCAAGCAAAAACTTTTAAAATTTAGAAAACTTTCAGAAAAACAAATTCAAGCGGCAATTAACGGAATGAAAAGAGAAGGTATAGATGTTGAGGAACTTGCAAACCCAAAACAAGGAAGAGGAACAACAGATCTTACAAAGGACATGAAAGAAAAGTTTGTTGAATTACTAAATGATTATATTAAAAACCCTAAACCTAACGCTGAACCTGTAACGGAATCTGTTCAAAAAAAGAGAACCGTTGCAACGGCATTAAAAGAACATATGGGTGGTAAAAAGTTATTGTCTGAAAAAGAGTGGGATGTTATAATGAAAAAATTAGAAGCAGTTGAAGACAATATGGGTCAGTGGGACCATCCTGAAAAATGTACAATGATAAATAGTTCACGAATTACAATGGAAAATGTAAGTTATCCTCTTTTAGGTATTGATAACACAGGACATTATAAAATCATGCAACCAGAAAAAACTTATAGTTTTCCAGGAAATAGAGTATTTGAAATACCATTAAAAGGAAAATATAAAAAATTAGGGTTAATTTTATTGGATAAAATCTGACTTTTGGTGATTTTAAGTGTATTTATATTTACACCGTAAAAAAAATCAAAAAATATTTTAGAAAATGTTTGACAAATCAAAATAAAGTACTTAGATTTGTAAAACAATTAACAAGAGTATTAACGATTAAACGTTCTTTAAAATGACGGAACAAGTAGAAAAAGATCTTGAGATCTATGGCTACAGAAACGGCGAAGGACAGATGTTTTGGACACCAAACATCGACTTTGCAAAGTTGAGAGCCGATTACTACGAAACCTACGAGGTGTATGTAGAAAAAAACTAAAAAAAGTTCATAAAGTACTTGACAAAACAAAAAAAACGTCGTAACTTTGTAAAACAAATCGGAAACGTCCGAAATCGTTCTTTGAAAAATTAGAATATCCGTTCAGGAGTAAGAAATGAAACTGATAAATGATATTTGGCCGTGTATGGTCATTAAATAAACTACGAAAGTAGGATAAAGTGGGTCAGAAGTGTAACTGATCTGCGGTTTGGGAAACCGAACTTGAGTACACAAGCGGGATACCGTTTAACCTTTATTACCGAGGGCAACGCTGTAGGGAAAGTGGTTAGATGATTTGGCGATGTGGGTCGTCTGATTGAGGTGGGAACACCAATAGGAATAACCCGTAGGGATATTGCAAAACATAGGATTATCCAATTCTATTATTGCGTGTTCCAATATCAGAGGGTACTTAAAACCGAAAGGTATGACAACAAACAGGTGGTGCTGAAATTGTCCTTGACGATCGCCTACCAAGGGGTAAATCACGAAGTAATCTTAAAATATGGAGATGGGGACATTTCAGAGAGTAGTTGAGTATCGACTCGTTCAAAAGATGGGTTGGCTCGGGTGGCGGACCACTACTTTCACAATCCACGACACAAAAACTTATGAAAAAAATTATTCACATTAATTTAATCAGAAAGGAAAAGTGTCCGTCAGGTTTGGATGAAAGGTGACTACATAGTAATGAGCCGTTCATTGCACACAAGGATCCCAAGTCTAAGTGTAATTATCCGAAAAACCTTTAGTCCCGCAAGGACGAACTGGGGAGGCATCCTCGGAAAGAGTCGAGTAAGGTGAGAGTAGTTCAAACCTCAAGGAGTGGTTCACCTAAATAACCGTCACTGAGAAATACTTCTCAAAAGGAAGTGGATAAGAGTAGAATAAATAATGACTCTAAAGGTTCTCAATAAAACGTGTAATCTCAGCGTTCTTTTTAGGTTTAATCTTATAAGAAAAAAAAATTGATGGATGACGTGAAATTTGTTATCCATTTTTTTGTGCCTTTAATTTTTTTTTATATCTTTGATGTATGGGAAACAACAACAAAACAGGTAAGGCAATATTAGATTCGCACATTAAGGCGGTTAAAAAACTAACCAAAAGTATGAATATTAAACCACAACAAAATGATGGTTATTATTTGGATTCCGATTTAAATGATGCCGTATTCAGAATCAAATCTGTTAGAAAATATAAACACAGACGTACTATTTGGTCTGATAACAAAGAACAATACGTTTATGAAATTGACGTTATTGTTGATGTAAAAACGGATGGTTGGTTTAGATCTAACCTTTACTGCCAACAATACGCAAGAAGATATAATAATTATTACCGATCTTGTATTTTAGGTGCGACAACAAACGAATTAAAGTATTTTGGTATTGATAAAGACTGTGACATCACAATTTCAAAAATTGAATACAGGTCTATTGGTTAATTAAAAAAAAAGTATTACATTTGTATAAATAAAAGATATGGCGACACTTAAACACATAACAATCATTCACCCAAAGCATGGAGAAGTTTTGAACGAAACATTTATGGATGAGATTCAGTTTAAACTTTTTTTAACTTTGATTCATTCTTCAATTGAGTTAAAACAAGATTTGGCGACATTTAACGGGAAGGACTTTTTTATTCATATTCCGTCTAACATTTTGAAAGAATGTCTCATTATTGGTAATGCTAAAGAAGTATCACCGGGAGAAATTGTGATGGCAAAATCAAAAATGGAGTCGTAGTTTCTTTGTTAATCTATAAAACAAAGTGGTGGTAGTTGGTTCACTTTCCGTGAACGACCCAATAAAAGGTGGAGATTATTCTTCACCTTTTTTTATTCATTATATTTATATATAAAATAGTAATATGATTATAGAAAGTGTCATAAAAAAAGTTATTCAAGAAGAATACAATACTAAAATGGTATTGAAAGAAAACGTTGAAGTTTCTGACGTATTAGAGTATCATTTGGAAAATGGAATTAATTTAACTGAAAACGTTTTTAGACCATATAGCCCAAAGTTTTTTGATCTTATAAATGAGGTGAGATCTCTTTATGAAAACAAAAAAGTTATGGTTCCGTTAAAAGATCTTTGGCTAATAGAGTCTGATTTTGGAAAAGAAATAAAACTTAAAAATGGTGAAACGGTAAGGTTAGAAGTTCCTTATCTTTTAGAAGATCTTAATGAGGCAGAATATAAGGGAAGAAAAGTGGAACTTGGAAAACCTATGAGAAATTCTGGTGGTGGAAAAAAATATGCGGTTTATGTTATGAATCCATCAACTAAAAAAGTAAAAAAAATAAGTTTTGGTGACGTTCACGGAGGTTTGACTGCGAAAGTATCAAATCCTAAGGCAAGAAAGGCATTTGCATCCAGACACAACTGCAAATCAAAAAAAGATAGAATGACTGCTGGGTATTGGGCATGTAGAATTAATAGATATGCACATCTTTGGGGTGGAAAAACATATGGAGGTTATTGGTGATGAAAATAATAATATCAGAGGCACAATATAAACAACTTACAGAAGAGAATCTGCGTGAGTTTTTGTTTAGTTTTTGGGATCAACAAAAAAATAGAGGTGAGCAACCTAATATTGATGATATTATATATCAGGTTACGGGAATTGAAAAAGGATCTAGAGAAGACCTGTACCAGATAATGCCTTTATGGTATGAATATAAAGGTGGGGTTGAACCACTAAAAAAACAATTAAAAGAAGAAGTTGAAGGAAAAACATTTCAAATCAAAGGGGAGTTTAATTTGGACATGGAAGTATTGGTTGAGGAAGTACATTTTTATAAAGAAGATTTTTATTCATATGAACCGGCATGTGATTTAATAACTCGTATCATTGATGGGGTTGTTGATGCAGAACTTTACGACCAAGATACGGACACGTTTGTTTGGCAAGAAAACCAACCAATTTCATATGTTTATCGTGAGTTAGAATATGATAGTGGAGATTTTACAGATTTTCTAAAATTGGAAACAAAAAAGTTTTTTGAAGAAAAAATAAAACACATCGGACTTCCAATTTATATTGATTTATATGGGTATTAAAAATGAAAAATTTAATTAAAAAAATATTAAAAGAAGAAGTTGATAATGAGAATCTTCAAAGAGGGATTGATATAATGGTTCAGTTTGCAAAAACTAAATTTCCTTTTATTGTATATGGTAAACTAAATCCCGAAGACAAAACTCAGGGTAAACTTGAAATAGATCTTTATTGTGATGTTGAAAAAGTAAAAGAATTTTATCAATCTGAACTAAAATGGTATTATAGGGATGGTGGAGATAAAAAAAAACTTTCTTATCCGTTTTCAATATTAAAAATGTCAGATAATATGACTTCAGACGAAAAATATGATTTATATGTTGAAATAAATAAAAGTTTAAATTTACATTATGAGTCTATACCTGAAGAGTATAGATCGATTGATAGGTGGGGAGACACCGAAAAAATATACGTTGAACATTTCCAATTTATTGAATGAAAAATATAATTAGAAAAATATTATTACAGGAAACTTTTAAACGGGATTGGATTGATTCTGAATATGCGGACGAATACCCAAAGTATAAAGGGATGATTATTAATGCTATCAAAATGGATCTTATTGCTTCAGGTCAATCAGAAAATAAAATTATGTTGTTTGATTCAGATAAAAAAGTTGTAATTGATTATTATAAAAAAAGCAAAACTTTATATTTTGATTATGGTTGGGCCGAAGATATTGAAAAGTTAATCTCTTGGCAAATTTATGTTAGACATTTTAAATACGCATTGGCAGATTTTTTTAATGATATATTTCCTGACGTATTAATAAAAGATGTTAGAGGTGCTCATATCTATAATAATTAACAAAAGTATTTATAAATTATGAAAATATTAATTACAGAAGAACAATATGAAAGGTTATTAACCGAAAGTATTCTAAAAGGTACTTTAAAAGATCTTAAAGATAATGCAAAAATACTTTTTACTTTTGGTACTGGTATAGGTGCATTTATGGGTCCTGTTAGTAGGTTATTAGAGGGCTCTGATTTTAATTTTACAAATGAAGAAATAGGACTTTTAATTGCAACATCTGTGGCGATACTTTTAAATAAAACAAAAAAAGAAGACCTATTAAAAAAAATAAAAGACAAAAATCTTGAACGGGCTCTTGATGGGGTTAAAGAATTTATTGAAAAATCAATTGATCTTATAAAAGATGGGATAAAAGAGGTTTTGGGTGTTTCATATTCGCTTTCTGAAATACTAGGATTTGCATTTTTATTAAAACCTGTAATGGATATTTTAAAACTTGTAATAAATGATAGATCAATAACCATTGATAATCTTCATATATTAACGACAGGTGTTGCGTTATCGGCTCTCACCTTTACAATTAAAAATTTAATAGAAAAGGTAAAAGAAAAATTTAACAAAAAACAATGAAAATTATAATAACAGAAGAACAACTTAATGTTTTAACATTTCAAAATGCTATTGATATGGCAATTGATGATATTAGAGAGAAATGTGATGAAATGGAAAGGTTAGGTACCGAAGAAATTATTAGTTTTGATTCTTGTGAACAGTTAGAAGTAATAAATAAAGTAGAAGTTGTAACCGCATATAAGACTGAAAATATTATTGAATTAGGTATTATTATTTATATTGATACGATCTTTAGCGGTGCTGATGTTGGTGATTTTTTTTGGGAAATAGATTATCATTTAAGAACTTATTTAGGTAAAGGTAATTTTAAATTAAAACTACTTAATGTTATAAATGAAAGACCTAAAGGTGAATGGTGATGAAAATAATAATAACAGAGTCACAATATAGAATGTTAGAAAATTACACCCAAGAAGATGAGGTGGTTAAAAATATATTATTTAAAATTTGGCAAAATGAACTTGATAGTGGCGGTGAAATAGATTTTAATCCTAACGTTGTTGATTATATTAATTATAAACCACAAGGTAGGTTAAAAATTTACGAAATGTATAGGGATTTTCTTGGTGGTTGGGATAAAATGATAGAAAAGTCATACCAACTAATGGATAGAACATTTGACACTATGGATTATGATTTTAGGGGTGGATATAATTTTAAGTTTAAACCGCAGTTTCATAGTGACTATGAAGAAGATAATTTGATATTTGTTAATGGACCAATTGAAAGTGACGGTAAAGTAACTTTAATAATGACTGATGGCGAAACCCACTATTTAAAAGATTTAGAAGAAAATGAAGACTTGTGGTGGGAAATTGATAGTGAAATTAGGGGAGTAATTGAAGATATTTTATATCAAGAAGTTACAAAGAAAACAGGAATAATGGTTGAAACAAATTTATGTTGGATAAAGGAATGAAAATAATAATAACAGAAGATCAATTTAATAAGTTACAAGATAGTAACAAAGAATTTAACAAAACAAAAAAACTTGTTAATTCTATGTTTGAACAAGGTTATGAAATTGATGAAATACTTAAACTTACTGGTTTAGATAAAGATGTTGTTATTGTTTTACTTTATGATCGTGAAATTATAAAGGATGGTACAGAAGGGATTGGAGATAAATATGAATATTTATATAACTTACTTTGGGGTGGAGAATTAATAAATAAAACACACAAATACGAAGATGGAACAATTGCTATTGTTGGGTTTGATCGTTTTTCGGGGTCAATTCATTTTAATTATCGGTCAGAAGGTTATGAATTAAGAGGTTATGCAACATTACTTTGGGATTCAGAAACCAAATTACCAGTAGATGTTAGTCAGTTTTTAGATATTGATGATACTGAATATGATGTAGATGGCTCGGAGTATTCAATTGTTGATTTAAGAACTGATGAAAAATTTAATAATATTAAAACATTAAGACAGTTAGTTGATTATTTTAATAATGACTATTTTATTATGTTAAAAGAAGAGTTGGATCCTTTATTAAAAAGATGTATAGAATACTATTTATAAGTATGAAAACCTATACCAACAATGAATAATTTACCATTTACCGAGATAAAAAAAGGATATTCAAAAATTAGAATATTTGATGAAACAATAGATGAAATTGAACTAAAATGGCATAGAGACCAAGAGGATAGAAAAATAACAATACTTGAATCAAAAGGTTGGAAATTCCAAATGGATGATTCACTTCCTGTTGAACTAAATGATGGTAATGAGATATTTATATCTAAAGAAACTTATCATCGTGTAATTAAAGGTGAGGGTTATTTGAAAATAAAAGTGGAATTTATATAAACGATGGGAAAAAGTGTAAGTAAAATAAGACACATTCAAGAAATGAATGAAAAGATTGAAAAAACGTTTTTAAACGAAAATAAAAATATAATAAAAGAAAATTGGTGGGATAGAGTTATTGCAAACGCAAGAGGGTTTGGAAGTAGATTTGCAACCTTAGGTTCTAATTTAGGAAGTAAAGTTAGAAAAGATTACACACTAGAAGCCGCAAAAGTTAGGATTGATAGTAGGGCTGGTAGGTTATATAAAGAACTTGAAGGTTTTCAGGACGATCTTAGGTCATTATTTGACAGAGAAGATAAGCTTAAAGTACAAGGTAAAATAGAAAAGGCGTATCAAGATGCTGACAGCAATAGAGAAAGAGAAGTAATCAAGGGAGATCAAGATAGTTTAGGAGAGTTTAGAGAAGACATCTCACAATTAATATCAAACGCTGAAAGTTTAAAAAACTTCTTAAGTGCATTTACTAATAAATATTAATTTAATCACTATGTCAAAAATAATAATTTCAGAAAAACAATTACAACAAATGGTTAAACTTTTGAAAGAAAACCATGAAGAAGGATCATACATGGCAAAACAACAATTATTCACTATTGCAACACTCGCATATAAAATGTGGGAAACAATGGATGATGGTGAACAACTGGAGGATTGGATGGAAACAAAAATAGCACAGGCTGAACAGTCAATTGTTGCTGTAGTTAAATCATATATGTATGATGAGGTTGAAGATAAGATTAAATCGGCCAATGATTTAGATTTTGATGATATTATAATAGGAAAATAAAAAATTAACCCTCCACTTAAGGAGGGTTTTTTGTTTATTTAAAAAAAAATACTATATTTGTAAAAAATAAGAATATATGTACGTAATAATTAAACAAATCAAAAACAAAAAGACCGGAAAGTGGTTACCTGTAGTCCTATTAAATTCAAGTAGCGAAGTTTGGGAGTTTGAAACATTATCAGAGGCGGAATTAATGAAAGAGATCTTCCAACAAAATTCAGATTCAGGACATATTTACGAAGTTAAAAAAGTATAAAGTTTATGAAAACATATTTAACATCATTGTTTGTTTTATTTTATTCAGTATTATTCTCGCAATTGGATAGTGTTAAAACTTATTACAAAAAAGTGGCATTTGGTAATGAATTTACTAATGATACGTCTGGAGAAAGAAAATGGGAAAATGACGTTAAAATTTTTGTATTAGGAAAAAAAGATCCTGAGTTGATGACCGAACTATCAAGAATAGTTAAGGAACTAAATGATTTAATTATCCCGATCAATATTCAGGTTGTTGATAATAAAGATAATGCGAATGTTTTGGTGCTTTTTGGGTCTAAACAAGACTTTATAAATTTGGATAAAACAATTGAACCATATGTTAAATTAAATGAAGGACTTTTTAAAATTAATCACGAGGGTAAAAAAATCACAAATGGTGAGATGTATGTTAATACTGAGGGGACACTTACGGCGAAAGAGAAAAAACACCTTTTAAGAGAAGAATTAACACAACTTTTGGGGTTGTGCAATGACTCTTATAAGTATAAGAATAGTATTTTTTATCAAGGATGGACTGATACTACGGAGTATGCAGAGATTGACAAAGAATTAATTAAATTGTTATATAACAAATAATGGAAGACATATTTGAAGAACTTCATGAAGAATTTATAAATAGTGAAGATTATATTAAGTATTTAAAAGAGTTGGACGAATATTCAAAAAAAGATAAATTCATTTAATGACATATTTATCTTATATGTCAAACTTCAATCAGTTATATAATGTTGCAAAAGGAATTGCAAATTTTGCAAAAAATGAATATGGTGAATCTTTTATTGGATTCTACAAACTTAAAAAGGTATTAAAAGACCATTTGGTGGAACTTTTAATGAGTAAAATCCAATCCGATACGGACAAAATCAAAACAATTTATATTACATATTTTATTTTAAATAAAGAAATCCAACCACAAGAGATAGAAAAAATAATAAACAATCTTTATGTTTTAGTTGTGGATGTTTATGAAGATAAAAATAGAATAGAGGTTGAGTGTGGTTACTGTGGTGGTTCGGCTGAGGAGGAATGTGACACTTGTAATGGAGATGGAAGAATAGATTGTAGAAGTTGCGATGGTGATGGTGAAATAGAATGTTATGAATGTTCTGGAGATGGAACCGAAGAATGTCATTGGTGTAGTGGATCTGGAACCGAAACAGATACTGAAGAAGATGATGAAGGTAATGAAATAGAAGTTGAAGTATCTTGTTCTTCTTGTAGCGGATCAGGAAATGAAGATTGCAGATCTTGTGGAGGTGAAGGGACATTTGAATGTAGTGATTGTGATGGAAGAGGAACTGACACTTGTGGTGAGTGCGGTGGATATGGTCAGGCACCTTGTGGTTATTGTCAAGACGGATATACAGAAAGTGATGAAGATTATTATAATGTTGAAAAAAGAACTATTATTATGTATGGTACAAATGCTGAAAAATATGTTGGTAAAGTTATGAGTCTTGAAGATTATAATGAAATGGAGTATGATGACGAAATTTTTGAATATGAATTTTCATTAAATTCAAGATATTATCAAGAAGAGGATGGAGATTATGAGGATCAAAGAAACATATTCAAAATGGAAGATGATTTTGTTGAAATTTCTATGTTTGAAAAATTAGAAAACTATAGAGGATTATTAAATTTTTAAATAAAATATAATATTTATAGATATGAAAAAAATTATAAGATTAACAGAAAGCGAATTAATACATGTAATAAAAAATGTTATTAAAGAACAAACAGTTCCGGTAGTTCCTTCTGATACTATTGTTAAAAAAGTAGGTACCGATATTAAAATAGGTGTTGAAGGAAAATCTGCAAACATATATTCACTATACTTACCCGTATTGGGGAGAACTGAAATTACCATGGCGGACTTAAATGATAACATATTAAAAATAGAATTTGCAGTAACTTACGGTACAGGAAATGCAGTTGAAAACAAATTAAACGATAAAAAAGATGAGCTTAAAAGTTCTGGCATAACAGTTAAAAAAATAGAAGGGGGAATTACATCAAGAGATAGATTTTTATTAACAATTAAATTAAAAGAAAATAAAAAAGTATCTCAGGGACTTATAAACGCAAGAAAAGGCGCACAATATATAGAATTAGCAAGTGATGTGTCATTAAAAATTGCATAAAACACTTGTCAATTAAAAAAAATACATATATTTGTAAAAGAAAATTGAACTTTTAGTAAAAACAGTATATTTATAACGAAATGAAAACACAAATGAAACATATGAACTTTAGTACCCCATGTCAGAATTGGTCGAAGTCGTATATTACGCTTAGTAATTCTCGGTGTCTTTCATTTAATTGTATGGTGTAACGTATCATCAAATATAAAACACAAATGAAAGACCCGAACCAAAAGTTCGGGTTTTTTGTTTTACATTGGTCTCTTAGTTTAACAGGAAAAATACGACTCTTGTAAAGTTGAGTTGTCGGGTCAGTTCCGACAGGGACCTCAAAAAAAAAAGTTCTTTGACATATTGGCTTCATTATTGTATAGTAGGTTGATTGGGGAATGATATAGCGTTAACGTGTCAGTAGTTCGTAGTTATGTCGGAGTTTTAACTGTCACAGTAACGCCAATTATAAAAGGGGATGTCCACACAACCATCTTCCCCTTTCCTAAACTTGGAGAGTAACCGGTAATTGGTAGCCGCGCGGTCTGTAAAACCGTTCTCATTTGAGACTGGGGGTTCAAGTCCCTCCTCCCCCACCAAAAAATAGCTCACGTAGCTTAATTGGGAAAGCACTTGACTGATATTCAAGAGAGAATCGGATCGTAACCGGTCGTGAGCACAAAAGGAAAGTAAACCTCAACGGTGAGAGGGTCCGCCTGCTAAGCGAGATGTACCTGAAAGGGTATTTGGTTCAACCCCAATGCTTTCCTCAACATATGGTGTATGTGATTCAAGAGGTCGCAGGATCGTAACCTGTCATACACACAAAATAGTTCACAACGGACAAGGCTTAGGCAAGTGAGTTGAGAATGAGTAGTAGGAGATGTAATCGTTTGTACTACAGAAAGTTTGATACAATAGATTGGTGGGATGCGAGTGGTTGACCAGAACTATTTTTTTGTTTATTGTTTGTTAAATGGGTATTTTATGAAATTGTTTATTCCTTTAATTTTACTTTTTTTTGTTAGGGGGTTTTCACAACCATACTTAAACACGATTGAGGATTTTAATTTGTTTATTTCAAAACAAAAATTTATCAAATTAGAAAAAGGACCATATAAGATTCCTGAAGATACTAATCAATACTTTTTTGTTGGAAAAATGATTGATGGGTCTTATTATTTTTTTTATAAACATAAAGTATCGTCATTTAAACTTAATGACACTTATGAGTATAAAGGTGACGAGGATTATAATAAAAAACTTGAAGAGTTAAAAATTACAAAAACAAAAGATAGTGTTATTGTAATAAAAAAAGAAAATGAAAAGGCTTACAGGGATCAGACAATTATAATTTATGATACTGAAAACAAAAAAACAATTAAACAAAAAAGTATTAAAGTTCCGTATGCTGAAAGAATTGATAACAAGTGGGTATATTTAAATCCAGCAAGGATCATATGGTTAGATCAAAACGGAAATGAAATAAAAAGAAAATAATATCCGATGTCGGTTCCGAGCTAGGTCGGGCACTACTGCGCGTCACAGACAAGGTGTCGGCCAGGTCTCCAAAACCTCGGCGGGTGGGTTCAATTCCTACGGCGCGCGCTAATTTTAATTTTGCCAATTAAAAAACTTTTTGTATCTTTGTGATATGAAAAAACAATTACCATACGAGTCAACAGGAAGTGCAATTAAAGGTTATACAGAATCCTCAATCGCGAAAGGAGAATCAGGGGATTGTGTTGTAAGAGCATTTGCTTCTTCATTTGATGTTTCATATGATTTTGCACATAAGTTCGTTGCGGAAGAATTTAAAAGACAACCAAGAAGAGGAACGTATTTCACGGCATCCAAAATGGTTTCACTTTCTGAAGGGTTAATTAAAGTTAATGGTAAAAAGATCTTTCCTGTTGGTACTCCGTCTAAAAGTGTTTTATCTCCTTTTTCTTTGTCTTACAAAGTTAAAGTAAAAGGTGTTGAAAAAGAAAGACAAATGACTGTTGGTACTTTTGCAAAGAAAAACCCTAAAGGAACTTTCTTTGTGTTAGTTAAAGGTCACGCTTTCACAATCAAAGATGGTGTTGTGGTAGGAAACCCAGAAGACGCAATGAAACTTAAAAGACCTATGAGGGCGGCATTTGAAATTAAATAAAAAACTACGGTGAACAACTCTCTATGGTTCCACAAACAAATAAAAAATAGAAATTATGAACAGGGTTTTTAGAAAGGTTACCGGAGAATCTGTTCCTGATATTGTAAAACACACATTAGACATTGTAAATGACTGTCCCTGGATTGAAGTACATATTGGAACTGACTCACAAAACCATAGAAGAAGTACCATTTATGTTACGGCAATTGCTTATAGATTTGGGAACCGTGGCGTTCATTACATCTATCACAAACAAAAGGTAAAAAAGATCCGAGATAAATGGACACGTTTATGGAATGAGGCTGATTATTCAATTGAAGTTGCCGAGTGGTTGACCCAAAAGGTAAATGTAAAGGTGGAAATAGATTTAGATTACAACAGCGACGAAAAACACTTCAGCTCCAAATTGGTCCAACCTGTTGTTGGGTGGGCAACATCTTTGGGTTATAAAGCAAATATTAAACCACATAACCAAATTGCAACAAGGGCGGCAGACCACCACTGCCGCTAATTTATGAGAGGTTGTCCGAGCGGCGTTAGGTCTGTGTTTGCAATCCACAGTACGGGGGTTCAAATCCCTCACCTCTCTCAACATAAGCCCCCATGGCGGAATAGGCAGACGCGTCAGATTTAGGATCTGAATTTTCCGAGTTCAAGTCTCGGTGGGGGTACAAAAACATAAATAAAATAAAACACAAAAATGTTTGTTTAATTAAATTGTTTTTTGTTATTTAGCAAATATAAAATTATACGACTATGAAAAATCTATTATTCTTCGTTTATCTTTTAATGATTGGAACATTGATTTCTTGCAAATCAACAAAAAACATCCAAGACCCTACTTTACTGCACGGTCCTGAGGAACCTCTTTATGATTATAGTCAGATGATTTATTATGGATATAACGGAGTAGATTCCACTTTCAT